CTTGAACCGCTACGAGACCACGGCCAAGCAGGACACCGACCTCGGGGAATTGATCCACGTCTACATCGACGGCCAGGGCCCCTACGCCGAGCAGGATTTCCAGTATTACTCCGGACGCGCCCGTGAAATACTTCTTTTTGCCCTCGGAAGTCAAAGACGACCGGGCGGTCGTGCAGTGCTTCTTGTGGGTGAAGTATTCGTCCGCCCCGGACACGACCCGCTCGGTGACATCGCCGTCACGCGGATGGATCAGATAGGCGACCGTCCCGTCGGGCACCGTCCATTCTACTTCGCTGCCGGTCATCGTCAGGTTGACGATAACATCGGCGTCCGGTGTGGGACTCACGGGGCTCTGCGTCATCAGTAGTCCTCCAGCGGCACGCCGTTGATCGTAAAGGTCCCGGCGTAGCCGTGTCGCGCGGCGGGCGAGCGATACTCAAGCTGCTCGGAGCCGCGCATGAATCCATAATGCTCCGCCGCGTTCGCGGCTCGATCGACGGCGATACTCTGGGCGAGAAGCTCCAGGAAGCGCTTCTGCCAATCGCGGAGCTTCGGATCGTTCCGTTCGCGCTCGGCAACGGACAGGCAGCTCGCTTTGATCGTTTCACCGTGCGCCAGCCCGCCCAGCGGGTACTTGTTCGTCGCGTCCAGCTTCGGCGGCAGGATGATGTATCGATACTCAAGCTGGTAGGTCTGATCGGGCGTCGGCCAGACCATCAGCTCGAAACGCTGGCCGGTCGTGCCGGCCGTCGAAAGAGGTCGCACGGCGGCCCAGGAGGGGAAGCCGGTCAAATCATAATCCTGCATTCGGTTCTGCCGGATGCGCTGTTCGCTCGTGAAGGTAATCGGGCGGTAACAGGTGCCGTCCGGGTCGTAGAGCGTCAGCGGCCCCTGGATGGAACCGCAATCGCCGGGCAGCCGATAGTTGCCCGCGGAGGTGATCGTAAAAGCCGTCGCCTCCGCGGCGGAAGGATTGCCGTCGACGACGATCACGGTCGACGACGTGTAGGTCAGAATCTCGTAATCCGTACTGTCGATCGTAATGCTGCTGCCGACCATCGACGGATAGAAGGTTGCCGTCTGGGCCGTTAGCGTCGATTGCCCGGATTCGGGTGTGTCATTTTCGGCCGTCAGGCCGTCGTCCTCTTCAACGTCGACCGTCGCCCAGGCGTAGAGCGTCGTCGTCGGTTTGAGGAAGCGCCAGGGGTAGCGCGATTCGCCCTTGTCGACCGGCGGCGGGTAGAGGAACTGCCGGTACCCGGCCTGGACATAGCCGTCGCATTCCGGGTCAGTCGACGGCGAGCTACCGATCCCGTCGTACGGGCTGGCGGGCGTCGCGTACCCGAGGTAAGCGGCCACGGCCTCCATCAGATCGACGTAGGCGAGCGACAAGGTTGATTCGGTCTGGCTCATTTTCGGGGAACGGGTCGGGGGCTAACTGCCGAGCCGTTAGTCCCCCGTACCCGTTCTGCACTCCATCGCCTACGCCTTCGCTACTCCCGTGCTGTACAGCTCGCGCCAACAGCCGTCCCATTGCAGGGTCGCCACGTCAGCCGCTTCGTCAAACGTGAGTGTATCCAGCGCCGTACTGCCGTCGGCTTGAATGCCGGTCGTGGCCAATGTTGCGACAATGTCGTTGGCCACGGAGGCGTTCAAGGTCCGAATCTTTTTCTTCATCCCATCGTACTTGCCATCCGCCAGGGCGATCGTCCCGTGATCCGACAGATTGATGTACCCATCGAAGTACGTGCAACCGCCGGCGGTGATCGTCAGAGCGCCGTTGTCAGCATAAGGGAATTCCACCAGGCCCGACTCTTCGCCGTCGAACAGGTGGGCCAGCACCAGCGGGTTGCCGGTGTAGATGTAGTACGAGCAATTCAACTCCGCACTACACGCCGCCGAGGTCAGGACCAAAGTCGTGGCGTTCGTCACGGAGCTGACGGTGTAAATCCCGTCAGTCACATCGCCGTCGCCACTGTGCTCGCCGCCGTAGATCACGACCTTGTCGCCGGCCGCCACGCCACCGGTCACAAAACCGGTTCCCGTGAGCGTCGTGCCCGCCGCGTCCAGGACTCCCGTCCCGTCAGTCTCGCCCGCGAGCTGGACCGCCGCTTTCGTCTGCAACGCGAGGGCCGTGCCACGGCCCATGAAGCCCGCATCGCGCCACCGGCCGGGATCGGCGCCCCCGGCCACACAGGTCAGGTACGTCGTTCCCAGCGTCGTGTTGATGCCGGCGGCGACGTAACAGGTGCTTCCGGGTTCGTAGATTTCAATCCACTGCCCGCCGGTGACCGCCGAATAATCGCTGGCCGTGACGCCCGCGAAATGCAGGTTGTTCGTGGCACTCGGCTTCTCCACGTAGTGGCGCCGCGAGGGTTCGGCGGTGGTGGCCGTGCCGCGATCGAAGTCGTAGCACAGCCCCTGGCCTTGCACCAGGGCGTCGGAGCCGGTGTAGAACACCCGCTTCTTCTTCAAGATCAATCCGTCTGGGTGACTAACTCCTATCATTCGCCACCTCCTTTCCTACGCTTTGTAGAGAATCCAGGCCGCTTCGCGCCGGTTGGTGCACTCGAAGTTCATCATCGTGTCGATGTGCACGGCGACGACGTTGTGCATGTTGGCAACCGGCGTCGGCCTGCCTTCCTTCATGAACCAGCCACGCTGGAAGACCGGCCGGAACCACTTCCAGTTAATCCCGATGATCGGGTCCTCTCCCGTCAGGGTCTCGATGTCGGCGGTGTTCGTCGGCTCCAGGTACGGCACCCAGTGGACCGGGTTGCTGTAGAAAAAGACGTTGCCGTGCATCGTCGACAGGTCGCGGCCCAGATTCTCGTTCTGGGCCTTGAGCATCCGCCGCATGGTCTCCAGCACATCCCAGACGGTGAAGATTTCGCAGTCCGTCCGCCCGTACCCTTGGTCGGGGTGCGGGATCGGGGACTCGAACGAGGTCCAGAAGTAAGCCTTCCGCATCTTCGCCAGAGCATCGTCGTCCGACACCACGCCGTAGGTGCCGCCCCAGTTCTTCCACCGGGCGTAAGTCGTCGGGCTGATGTTGCCCGGCCCGTCGGGAAAGCCCGATGCCGCCCCGCCGTAAAAGCCTTCCGTGGCGCTTTTCACCAGCCAGTAGAACAAGCCGTACGGGATTTTGCTGTCCGTGTTGTCGTTCGGCTTGCCCCACCAACGCTGCTCGAAGAGCCGGGCATAGCTCGTGAAGCAGCGCCAGCGCTTGACGTTCACGATGTCGACAATCGCGTCGGCGTCGTTCACGTCGACTTCGCGCTGGTCCATCGCGTAGTTGGCCGTCATGTTCTTCCAGCCGATGGACCCCTGGATACCGGCATCCGACACATTGATCGAATCCGTCTCGTAGAGGTCCACCTCGCGGGCGCTCCCCGAGTCGGAAGTGATGGCATTGAACGTAATCGTCGGCCCGGCCCGCATCTTGACCTTCTTGGGCTTCAGAATCTGCGGCATCGCAAAATGCTTCTGAAGGTCGCCGGTCAAGTCCGTCCAGGCATTGCGGCGGTACTTGGTGCGCGTAAAGAGCATCAAGTCCGCCAGTTGGTCGATACTAACTCCCATTGTGGGTCAACTCCCTCAGCCGCGATCAGGGCGTCAATCCCCATTCGCGCAGCATGTCGCGCACGCCGGCGACGGCCTCTGCTCGCGGATTGGTTCCTGGTGTTCTGTTCCGGCGGCTGGGCCGGTGCATCCGCTGCTTGGCGTTCTGGCCCGCAGCTTTCTGCGCCCGCTCAACCGCCCGGCGCTCGAAGTAGTCGGGGAACAGACCCCGCGCCGCCACCTTGGTGAGCGACTTAACACTGTCGATGTCCTGCCCCATCTGCATTCGACTGGCCGCGAGCCCCTGGACGTAGTTGAGCACTTGGTTTTGACGAATGGCCTCGGCGCTGTATTGACCCAGCTCCTCGATCGGCTTGTCACCGAAAAGGTCGGGGGCCTCAAGCTCGGAAAGCGCTGCGTTGAAGTCAGCCTTGACGCGAGCCGCCGCGCGGGCGACCTCCATGCGTTCGTAATTCTCCAACCGACCGTGCAGGTCCTTATACCGGCCCTCGTGGTACTCGTGCAGCCGCTGGAATTCCGACTGGAGTTCCTCGGCCGTCATCTTGTCCAGATTGAAGGCCCCCGGCTTGTAACTCGCCCCGTTCGTCGGCGTCGATTCCGGCGAGGGCCGAACTCGTTCCGGTGGGGCGAACGGCTCTTCCGCCGGGAGCTGCTCGCGAATCCGCTGGCTGAGACGCATGAGCATCCCAGACAGACGATTGGGGCCCAGGGCTTCAGCGTCCTCGGCGCTGATTCCGAAATGGGCCGCCTCTTCGATAAGTTCAGGGGGGACAGGCTCGACGCGATCTTCGCGCGCCTCCGGTTCGACATCGCCGCGCAAGTCCCGCTCGTCGACTTGGCCTTCGACGGGCGACTGTTGGGCGTCTGTCGGTGGTTTGCCGGCACCAGAAGAAACATTGGCGTCCGGTTTCATACCCGACGACTCAAGCAGAGTGTCAAGTACGGCATTATCTTCGGCCGTCAGGGAGTCTTCTTCCGTTTGGCCGGTAAGCAGGGCGTTCACCGCCCCATCGCCACGCTCGGCCGCGCTGTCCATCTTCGCGTCCAGGATGGCGTCTTCAAATCCTTGGTCCTCGGCAGGCATTTTCGGTCTCCTACGGGTCGCTATAGCCGGCGTCGAAATCATGGAAGCCGCGACAGAGGCAGATTTCACGGCGCCGGCGTGAACTTCGGGCGGGGAGTTCGACTCGGCCATCGGCGTGAACCGGGACATCGTACCCGAGCCGATCCTTGTAGAACTTGCGCAATTCGCCCACCTGTCGAGGGTGGACGGCCATTGTATTGCTCCAGATTCTGTCGTCGTAAGTCGAGGGCGCCGCGTGCGGACCGCATTGTTCGGCCCGGAAATCCCGCACCGCCTTCTTGCCGTTCACCCGCAGCGTGGGGGGCGCTTCCCCCATCTGGAAGAATCGCTCGACAATCTCACCTTCGGCTGTTCGATAGCAATACGTCGGCATCGTTGATTCCAAAAGGTAGGGGGCCGCACACCGTTCGTGCAGCCCCCTATATGGCAGCGACGTTATAGGCCATCTCGGCGGCAGCTAACCCGCCTTCAGCCTTCAGTGGCTGCCCCGACGGGGCAGCCCCCTGGTTGGTTCATCACTTCGTGGCCAGGAATTTCTCCGTCAGCATCGTCAGCTTCTTGTCGATCGAATCGAGACGGTCGCTGAGGCCGTCAAAAAGGCGATCGCTCTGCTGGCTATGGTTATGGATGTTCGCCTCGGCAGCGGACACCCGGCCGTAAATCTCCCTGAAACGATCGTCTGCCCTTTGGGCACAGTAATTGGCATTGGCTTTCACTCCGCGAATCTCTACGCCGAGGTAGCCGGCGATCGCGGCAATTACACCTACTCCAATTGTAAGTATGGCCTCAAAAGACATCAACCCACCATCCTCTGCTCCTCGTCAGGGTTCTGGCGGGCACCCATCAAGCTTCCGACGAGGTTGCGATTCTTGCCCTCTTCGGTCCCCCCCGGTCGATTGTAGCGTACATATTCGTGGCGCGTCTGGCTCGCGCTGGGGCTGTTCATCCCCGCCATGTCCAGAGCCTGAGGCGAGATCGAGGTAAAGACATCATGGAGTTCCGGCATGTTCTGGTACCGACCCATGATCTCCAGGACCTTCTTGGTGTCCGGTACCGTGCCCTGAGCAAGGGCCCACGGACTGCCCCCGACTTGGGTGACAATCTGCCAGAGGACCGCCATCCGCTCGCCCGGGGAGCGGGACATGAGCGAATAGGGGTCAATCTGAAGGTCCACGCGCAGCAGGATGTCCAGGTAGTCGTACATCCGGACGGTGACGGGAATCTGTCGCAAATCTTCGGCCAGTCCGGTAGGCTTCTCGGCCTCCACGTAGAGGTAGGGGTCGCGCACGTCATAATGGGCGAGATGCCGCACGACGTTGCGGGTGAACTTCACCACCGTCTCCTGCATACTCGCCGGCTTGGCCCCGGCACTGCGATAGAGCATCTCGTCTTGCCCGAGCGTTTCGGCACCGGGGCTCAGACCGCCGAGGGCGTTCAAGTTGCCCCCTTGCCAGGAGAACAGGTCCTTGAGCACCATCGAATAGGCCAGCAGCGGCTGGTCGATTCCGCCGGACTTAATGTCCTGGACCTCCGTCGGGCGATCCATCGCGATCACTTCCCCGTCTTGGGCCTGGGTGATGCGATGGCCTTCATCCTCCGCGGTTTTAGCCACACCGTGCACGACCTTCTGCCGGCGGGCCTGCTCGCGAAGTTTTCGACTGACCATGTTCTGGGTGTCGTGCAGCTCGAAGACGCGATGCAGGGGGGCCAGCGGGAAGACCTGGGCCGGGATAGTATCGAAATAAAGCGACTGATAAGGCCCCTCTGCGGGGCCCTGCCAATCGACGACGTTGATCGGGATATTCCCGTTGCGGACGATCGTCACCACCTGCCGATAGCGGGGCAGCCACACGTCCATGATTTCCGTCTTCGGCATGAACGGGTCTTGGAGGGCCGCGGGATCGCCCGTAAGGGCACTCGCCCGTTCACTGCCGTCGAAGCTGACATCCCGCAATTCGTCCGGCTTGAGTTGCGCTCGGGCCCGGCGGTCGATCGTCGGGGAATAGTAGATCGCCTCGAACGGTACGATGATCTCGTCGCCGATGAAGTCCATTTGCTCCCAACGGCGGGCGGTGATGTCCAGATAAAGGCTGTCGAGGTCGACATTGGCCGCGAACGTCCGTTCGATGCCGTCACCCCCGAGTTCGCGCCCGATCTTGAGCACCCCGATCCCGTACATCGAGTCGCGTACGGTTTCAGCCAGAATTTCCCCGAGCCCCAGCATAGCGATCCGCTTATTGATCGCGATTTCGAGGTCTGCCGCGAGATGTGCGGGGGCGCTCCGTCGCGTGACGATCACGCGCGGGTCGTGGGCGACCATGAAGCGCGTGTAGATGTCGATAAACATCCCGAGATACTGCTGGATCACCCGCCGCGTCTGCTCGTCGCGTTCGGCGTAATGAGCGCCCGCAACCTGTTTCGCGAACTCGATCCGCGTCTTCCGGAACTGCGACATGCCCCGGTAGCAGGCTTCCATCGAGCGGCGCAATCCGGCAATGTGCTGCGGATTCTCCGGGTCGAAGCCGTAGCTGCCGAAGTCCATGTTGTTCTTGACGTAGCGGTGGTTCGAATCGAGAACGTCTTCGTTCGTGGGTGCATCCCACCGTCGACTTGGTGTCGGTTTCCAGCGGACTTCGCTCGGGACCATTTCGAGCTTCCTTACGGCCGATCTATCGAGGCGACGGTCGTCATCTTGCGAGCGGCCTCGATGCGCGAAGCCAGGCAATTTACGCTGACCTTGCGCGGACGACTCTCGTCCCGGGCGCGTAGTATATCCCCAAGTCCCAGTGTAGTGCAAGCAGCAGCGGCGGCAAAATCACCGTGACTGTAACGTGACGACCCGCCGACCAGGCGCCCGGTCGGGCGGAGCTGGTTGACGATACCGCCGCGGCCGTCATGGCGATAGTTGTAGCAGTCCTGGAGCGTCGTACGCGAGCGAATCACGAATGTCGCCTCTTTCAGGGCGTCGCGGAACCTGGTAAACAACTCATACTTCAACGTCGAGGTTGAATGAAATCCCGGCTGCCAGGTCGTTTTCCGCCGCACGTCGCGCGTCTCGCGGAAATAAATCCGCCGATACTTCAGGTCGTCGTAGAGTTTCTTACCGAAAGCGTTGCCCGGCCCGTTGGCTTCCCACGCACCGTACGCCTGAGCGTGGCGTTCTCCGCAGAAGATGCGGCCGAGGGCGTTTGCAAAGTACGCCAGATCGGTGGGGGTCACCTCGGCGGCACAGTATTCGCCCACTTGCTCGCCCGTCGCCCGGTTGACGATGATTATGACCGAGTTCGTCGCCCCGCTGCCCTGGGCGATGTCCGCGCCCCAGCAATAATCCTGGTCCTCGGGCATCTTGCCCGACGAATCGGGTGCCCACCAGAGCTTGAGCGGGCCGCCGACTTTATGGCTGAGCACGTAGGGCTTACGCGGCAGGTTCGTCGCCTCGTCACGCTCGATGTCGCCCGTCCAGATCGGTTCGGTCGCACGCGCCTTGAGCGGCTCGATCAGCGGTCGCGAGAAGAACGGGTCGCCGGCCCCGATGTCGTCCAGATCAAGCTCTTGGGCACGCAAGGCCGGATCGGTGAAGTGCGCGCATCTCTGGTCGTAGTAGGGCGAACGATACCCGCCCTCGGTGAAGTGCATCCCCTCGGTGACGAACGGGTATTCTTCCGGAAACCGGAAAGTCCGGATTTTGCCCTTTTCGTCCAGCCCCCTTACGGTCTTGCACGTCTTATCCAGAACCTCCACCTGCCCGTCTTTGACGCGATAGAGCCCCTTGGACTGGACCGGGTATTCGTGCCAGAGGGTTTCGACGTGGCAGATCGGGGCGCTTTCGAGCCGGTGGAACTCCGTACCGATACCTTTCGAGGTCGAACCGTAGATCGTGCAGTTCGTCGTGTCGCTCACTGCCGCGACGATCGCCGGCGCGTTGAGCACCGCGGCAAACTCATCGCAGAAGATCGCCCGGCGTCGGCCGCCGCGCCCGATGTCGTCGGTCGTACTCCCGCCGTCGATCGTACCGCCCGTATCGATGTTTCCAAGATGGTTCTTGCGGCGATCGAGCCGCGGCCGGAGCCAGGCGGGAAGCTGCTGGCGCCAGAAGCTGAGCTTGTAGAACAGCGTGTCCGGATCGCCCTCTTTGTCGACCAGCTCTTCCTTACGGCTATGGACGAGCAGGTGCTGCTGGGGCTGGAAATGCCAGAACCATTCGAAGACGAGCAGGACGTTCCACGAGACCCCCACCCCGCGGGATTTCTTGATATGCAGGTCGTACCCATCCTGAACCGCGTTCAGGACTTCGAGCAGGATTTCATCCTGACGCGCCCAGGTAACGAACGGCACCGTAGTCGGTTTGTCGGTGTTCCGCGGCTCGAGGATGAAGCCGAACGTATTCCAGTACCAGTAGGGGTCGCGTGCGGCCATCACCCAGGCATCTTCGCGGGCCTGGCGAGATTCCGCCGTCCGCTCCATCACCCATGATCGGTACCGCAGGTTCTGCGGCAGACCCTTCGGAACCCTTCGGTAATAGGGGAACTCGCTGAGCGCATCCCACATAAGTCGCCATCAGGCTCAGTCGTCGAGTTCCTCCCGAACGACATCGGCGATCGCGTCGATCAGCCGGTCGCGAGCGTCGCTCTCGTCGTCGACCAGCACGTCTTCGACGATCTGCCGCACGGTGTCGACCGGCAAGCACCCGGTGTTGAAAATCAGGAAGAACCCGGCGATGGCCAGGATAATCCAAACGTACCAGCTAGGATTTTCTTTCTGCATTACTTTTCTCCTGTTTCACGTGAAACATTCGAGGATTCTAGGCGATCGAGAATCTGGAGCAAGCCGCCCAAATCTTCGATCACCGCGTGCGCCGCCCTGCGGGCAGGCAAATCGCCGTCGGATTGCGCGCAAACCGCCACCCCCATAGCCTGGCCAATTGCTTCGTGCATGAGATCACGGAGGTGGTCGACATTCTCGTCCGCCGCATTGCTTGCCTGCGGCGCTTCCGGCGGCGGATCAGGGACGCGATCGTCCGAAACATACACGAGGTCTCGGGCGACGCTTTCGAAGTAGATTGCGGTACAATTATAGTCGTGCTCGCGCATCCGCTTGTCGACCTTCACCCAATTCCCCTCGCTCCCACTCTCGCACGGCTCGAATTGATACTGCGTCCCGTCCTCCGTCGTCATAACGAACGTTATGCGAACGGTCCCATCGCCAAAACGTACGATTTTGATGCGCGGCTGCGCATCCCTGATGTCCATCGCCGCCTCCAAGTAGGCGGACGGAGGGACGCGCGTCACGGTCGTCGTGCCCGGCTCAGTCTTCTGCATTTTCATCCCCTTTCTTGCGAGGTGAACGGCTGCGCCTCTTGCAACCCTTCCAGCTTGTTACGCAGAATATTGAGGTGCGTGCAGGCCGGAAGGTGTATCGTCGGCGGAGAATCCTTAGACACTTGCCCGAATTCCAGTGCGACTGGGCGCGCGATAAGGACACGCGGGCAGCCGAAGCCGTCGCAATCTCCAATGTAGCGATAGATACGCAAATCAAGCCCGTCGTCTCGAAAGGGCTTGGCGCTCATGAAATAGGCCCCGTGAGGCTCATTAGGTCCCGTTCCCATTTTCATCCTCCGGCAAAGGGTAGGCTTTTTTCAGCTTTTCAAGCAGCTCGATCGTCTCGCGCCCGTCGTCCTCCATCGGGTCGTAGTGCGCTTCTTCCGCCGACATCAGGCGTGTCGTCCACTGCGAGACGACGTTCGGATGCTCGCGGGCGTAGAGCAGGAGGCTCCAGGCTCGGGGCGTCGGGGCCTGCTGGGGCGTGACTTTCACCTTCAGGTTATCGAGCACCCACCCGATCGTGTCGCGCATCGACATATCGACCGTGGCACCCTGGGCGCCGTCAGTGACTTCGGGGACATCGGCGATATAGGCGGGCACGATACTCGGGTCGGGCTCGTCCGCATTCCTCACCGTCGGCACGATCGTCCGGCTCTTACCATCCTGCCGTTCTTGCTCGATCGGCTGGCAGCCGGAGACGAGGTGGTCGCTTGCTGTTCGACCGCAGCGGCAGACATCCTCATCGTTCCGGAACGGCGGATAGGCCATGAAGACCAGGGCCCACAGGTCCGATTCGCTCAGCTCCTCTTCCGCCTGCTTGACGTACGCGGCGAAGCACCGTGCGCCGGAAGTCTTGACCGTGCCCCAGCGGCCTTCGGACTCGAGTCGTCGCTGGATTTGGGCCCGGATGATCCGCCCGTTCTGGGTGGTTTCCGCATAGGCCCCGTATTCGCGCGCCGCTTCTAGCACGCGGGCGGGGGTCGGAATCGTCAGTTCGTCCATAGTCTATCCGCGGTAAGGACCGTGTAGGGACTGTGTAAGGACCGTGTGAACCCCGTGTGAACCCCGGCGCAAACCCCGGCGCAAACCCCGGCGCAAACCCCGGCGCAAA